ATCAAGTAGTAAGCGATGCTGAGAAAGCTACCTGGGAATACGGACTTCAAGTAAGTAGAGCTATAGAACAAGAGTGGTTTAATTACGGAGGAAGTGGTTCAAATCGTTACGCAACAAATTGGAATAACTTTCATAATCTACGGTTATATGCTAGAGGCGAACAAAGCGTGCAAAAGTATAAAGACGAATTAGCTATTAATGGAGATTTGTCTTATCTTAATTTAGATTGGAAACCTGTTCCTATATTATCTAAATTTTCTAATATAGTAGCTAATGGTATAACTCAAAAGCAGTATGATTTAACCTCATACGCTCAAGACCCTGAGTCTTTAAAGAAAAGAACAGATTTTGCGGAAGACATATTGTTTGATATGGTAACCAAAAATGAGCAAGCTCAAGCCTCAGAAATTGTTAAGGTAAATTTAAGCAGATCTAATATACCTCCAGAAAGTCTTCCTGAAACTATAGAAGAAAGAGATTTACACATGCAACTTAGCTATAAGCAAGCAATTGAAGTGGCTGAGGAGGAAGCTATTAGTACGGTTTTAGCAACTAATGAATTTGATCTTACTAAATCCAGAGTAAACCAAGATTTAGTAAATATAGGAATAGGTATTACCAAAACTTCTTTTAATCCTGCTGAGGGTATCGTAGTTGATTACGTAGATCCTGCTTATTGCGTTTGGTCTTACACAGAAGATCCTCATTTTGAAGATATATATTATGTAGGAGAAGTTAAATCTATAACTATTCCAGAGCTTAAAAAAGAATTTCCTAATATTTCTAATGAAGAATTAGAAAGAATACAAAAGATGCCTGGTAATCGAAGAATGATAAGAGGCTTTGAAAACTACGATTATAATACTGTTCAAGTATTATATTTTGAATACAAAACTTATACAGATCAAGTATTTAAAATAAAAAGAACAGATTCTGGCTTAGAAAAAGCAATCGAAAAAACTGATGAGTTTAATCCTCCCCCAAATGACAATTTTGAAAGAGTTTCTAGATCTATAGAAGTTTTGTACGAAGGAGCTAAAGTTATTGGGACAGATATGATGCTTAAGTGGGAAATGTCAGAAAACATGACAAGACCTTTAGCTGATACAACTCGTGTTGAAATGAGTTATTCTTTATGTGCTCCTAGAATGTATAAAGGAAAAATACAATCCTTAATAAGTAAATGTATAGGGTTTGCCGATGTTATCCAACTAACCCATTTAAAAATCCAACAAGTATTATCTAGAATGGTGCCTGATGGTATATTTTTAGATATGGACGGATTAGCTGAAGTAGATTTAGGTAACGGAACAAATTATAATCCAGCGGAAGCATTAAACATGTACTTCCAAACAGGTTCTGTTGTGGGTAGATCTCTTACTCAAGATGGAGATATGAATAGAGCTAAGGTGCCAATTCAAGAATTGTCTTCTTCCAGTGGAATAGGAAAGATACAATCTCTTATTACTGCTTATAATTATAATATGCAAATGATTAGAGATGTTACCGGATTAAACGAAGCAAGAGATGGATCTTTACCTGATGCAGATTCTTTAGTTGGCTTACAAAAAATGGCAGCTAATGCTTCTAATGTAGCTACTAAACACATTCAAGATGCTAGTCTTTTCTTAGCTTTGAGTACTTGTGAAAATATTTCTTTAAAAATAGCTGATGTATTAAATTTCCCTCTTACTAAGAATTCTTTAATGAACAGTATATCTACATTTAACGTAGAAACACTAAGAGAAATAGAAAATTTAAATCTTCATGACTTTGGAATATATTTAGAAATGGAACCAGACGACGAAGAAAAAGCTGAATTAGCAGCCAACATAAATGCTTCATTGCAACAAGGTAGTATTGATATAGAGGATGCTATCGATATACGTGAGATTAAAAATCTTAAGCTCGCTAATCAAATGTTAAAGCTCAAGCGTAAGAAAAAATTAGAAAGAGAACAAGCGGTAGCACAGCAAAACATACAAGCTCAAGCAGAAGCAAATGCTCAAGCCTCTGAAAAAGCCGCAATGGCGGAAGTGCAAAAACAACAAGCTCTTACGTCTGAAAAAGTTGCTATAGAACAAGCTAAGTCCCAATTTGAAATACAAAGAATGGAAAGGGAAGCTCAAATAAAGAAGCAATTAATGGCAACAGAATTTGAATATAACATGCAATTAGCCCAAGCTCAGTTAGGCGCTACTAAACAAAAAGAAGCGGAAATAGAAGATAGAAAAGACAAAAGGGTAAAGATACAAGGAACTCAACAAAGCGAATTAATACAACAAAGACAAACAGAAGGCATGCCTAAAAACTTTGAATCACAAGGCAATGACGTAATGGGAGGATTTGACTTATCATCATTTGATCCTAGCTAAATAAGTATTTAATAATTATATAATATTATATCATGAATGAACAAACAAAAACGGAGGGATCTTTTAAGATCCAGTCCAAGCCAAAGCTAACTGATGAACAGTTGGCTGCAAAAAACAAGGAACCTTTAATAGATGTTCCAAGTAATGTAACTAGAGTAGTAATTCCTAAAGAAAAAAAAGATGCCAATCCAGAGCCAAGCGCAGGCGGTGTGGTTAATGATGAACGAGCCGAAGATATTCAAAAAGTGGAGGAAGGAATACCCGAGCCAGTCATTAAAGAAATTACCGAAGAAGAAGAAGAAAAAGAAATAAAAGCTGAAGAACCGGTAGCGGAATCTCAACCTATTCAAAATGATTTGCCAGAAAATATAAACAAACTGGTAGACTTTATGAAGGAAACCGGGGGGACTATGCAGGATTACATTAGGCTCAATACAAATTATGAAGATGTTGATAGAGATGCCTTAGTAAAAGAATATTATAAAAGCACTAAACCTCATTTGTCGCAAGAAGAAATTGATTTTATGATCGAAGACACTTTCGCATTTGATGAAGATATTGATGAAGAGCGAGACATCAAAAGAAAAAAACTCGCATACAAAGAAGAGGTTTCGAAAGCCCGTAAGTTTTTAGAAGATACTAAAGAAAAATATTATGATGACATCAAGTTGAAGTCACCTAGTCTTTCTGAGGATCAACAAAAGGCATCGGACTTTTTTAATCGATATAAGGAGGACCAGGAAAGAAACTCCCAAAATCATGAGAAGTTTAAAACCCAAACTGAACAATTATTTAATAAAGATTTCGAAGGTTTCGATTTCGATTTAGGAGAAAAAAAGTTTAGATATGGAGTTCAAAATGCCGCTCAAGTGGGAGAAAAACAATCGGACATCGGTAATTTCATAGGGAAGTTCCTTGGGGAAGATGGCACGGTTAAAGATACTAAAGGGTATCACAAGGCTTTATACGCAGGAGCAAATGCTGATAAAATAGCAAATCACTTCTACGAACAAGGCAAAGCAGATGCTATTAGAGATGTTGTAAACAAATCTAATAACACATCTACGGAAGCTAGAAAAGCGGCACCTGTTGAAAGTGCTCGTTTCGGTGCATATAAAGTCAAATCAATTTCTGGAGCGGACTCCGCAAAACTAAAAATTAAAAAGTTTAAAAACTAATAGAAATGAGTTTATTACCACAATTTGGGAGTATAATCCCATCACAAACGCAGCAATTGCTTGCGACAAATTATTTACAATGGAACAACAACGGCGGAGGTGCTGGGGTTCCAGGAAACTTTGCTGACTTTGCTCAGCAGTATTTACCAGAAATCTACGAAGCAGAAGTAGAGCGTTATGGAAACAGAACGTTATCTGGATTTTTAAGAATGGTTGGTGCTGAAATGCCAATGACATCTGATCAAGTTATTTGGTCTGAACAAAACAGATTACACATCTCTTACGCTGGAGTATCTCAAGCTAACGGAGCTGGTACATTATCTGTAATTACTCTTAACCCAGCTGCTACAGCAGGAGTTAGTAACGTAATTTCAGTAAATGATACTGTTGTTGTTTTAGATCCAGCTACTGGGCTAGAGGCTAAAGGTATTGTAACAGTTTCTGTACTTGGTGCAGCTGGAACAATTACTATTCAGCCATTTGCTGGAACAACTTTAACAACTCAAGGTTTTTCTGCAGCTGGATTAAAAGTATTCGTTTACGGATCTGATTATTCTAAAGGAACTACATTGGCAGCAGGTGGCGCAGGTAACTCTGCAGTACGAAATAGTGTAGAGCCTGTATTAACACAGTTTTCTAACTCTCCAATCATTATTAGAGATCAGTACGTTGTATCTGGATCTGATACTGCACAAATCGGATGGGTAAATGTAGCGACTGAAGACGGAACTGACGGGTACTTATGGTATTTGAAAGCTGAATCTGAAACTCGTTTACGTTTTGAAGATTACTTAGAAATGGCAATGGTAGAAGGTGAATTAAACGCATCTGCTCTTAACCCATTAACTCAGCCAGGAACACAAGGTTTATTTGCGGCTATTCAAGCTCGAGGAAACGTAGAAACTGGATTTACTGCGGCTCAAGGATTGACTGAATTTGATGCTATCCTTAAAAACCTTGATACTCAAGGAGCAATTGAGGAGAACATGTTATTCTTAAACCGTCAAACTGCTTTAGATTTTGATGATATGCTAGCAAGCATTTCTTCGGGAACTTCTGGAGGGGTTGCTTTTGGATTATTTGAAAATTCAGAAGACATGGCGCTTAACTTAGGATTCAGCGGATTCCGTAGAGGATCTTATGACTTTTACAAAACAGATTGGAAATACTTAAATGATGCGTCTACTCGTGGAGCTATCAATGGAGTTAACTCAATTGAAGGTGTATTAGTACCTGCTGGAACTTCAACTGTTTACGATCAAGTTTTAGGAACTAACATTCGTCGTCCATTTTTGCACGTACGATACAGAGCTTCTCAAACTGATGACCGTAGAATGAAGTCTTGGTTAACAGGATCTGTAGGAGGTGCTAGTAATTCAACTCTTGATGCAATGGAAGTAAACTTCCTATCTGAAAGATGTTTGATTACTCAAGCAGCTAATAACTTTGTATTATTCAGAGGAATCTAATAATTTCAATACTAAAGGCGAGGGCCTTCGGGTCCTCCCTTTATTTTTAACTATTTAATTATATTATATTATGGCAAATAAAAAACCCGCAGCTAAAAAAGCTGCACCACAAGAACCAATTACAGATGGACTACCAGAAGTAGTTGCTACAAAACCAGTTGTAGAAACACCAAAAAAACCAACTAAACCTAAATGGGAAATTAAAGATAGGTTATATTACTTAATAGGTAGACACACTCCTCTTACATTAACTATTCCAGGAAAGCATACTAGAAAGCATGCATTGTTGTATTTTGATGAAGAAACTGGAATACAAAAAGAAATTAGATATGCTACTAATCATGATTCGCCTTTTAAAAGCGAACAGGATGGTGAAGCTACATTAGGACATATCATGTTTAGAGATGGGGATTTAAGAGTTCCTAAAACACAACAAAATTTACAAAAACTTCTTTCATTGTATCATCCGTTAAAAGGCAGAATTTACGAGGAATATGATCCGGTTGAAGAAGCTTACGATGATTTAGAATTACTTGATCTGCAAACTGATGCAGCAGTATTTGCTAGAGATATGGATATTGACGATGCCGAGGCTATACTAAGAGTTGAAATGGGTAATGCAGTAAACAATTTATCTTCTAAAGAAATTAAAAGAGATTTAAGATTGTTTGCAAATAACAACCCTGAATTATTTTTAGAATTAGCTCAAGATGAGAATGTAGGGCTTAGAAATGTAGCAATAAAAGCTACAGAAGCGAGTATAATTACTTTGTCTCAAGATCAAAGAACTTTTTCTTGGACATCTAATGGTAGAAAGCTAATGTCTGTACCTTTTGATGAAAACCCATACTCAGCTATGGCCGCATTCTTTAAAACTGATGAAGGAGTTGAAGTATATAGATCTATAGAAAAGAAATTTAATTAGTAGTTTTTTTTAAAAACACGTGATTATATTATAGATGGTGAATTATTATTAGCCGGTTTCTTAAGTGAGGCCGGTTAATATTTATAACAAAAGAAATAAAATGGCAGTAAACGTAGATATAGTTTATAAAACGGTGTTACTTATTCTTAACAAAGAGCAGAGAGGTAACTTATCACCAGATGAATTTAATAAAGTTGCAACGCAAGTTCAGCTTGAAATATTTGAAAGTTACTTTGATACATTAAATCTACAACTTCGTAGACCAGATAATGACACAGAATATGGCGACAGAATTAAAAATGTTGATCAAGCCATTTCTATATTTAAAAAATACGGAAACGCAACTTACAATCCTGCTGGTAAATATTTTACATTGCCTACAACAACAGGAGCAACTTCTGCAACACAAAACTTTATTGGGAATGGAAGTTCTTCATCATTTGCATTTACATCAATAACTTCTTCTCAATTAGCTAGCAGTGTAATATCCGTTACTATTAATGGAGTTGCAACAACCGCTTTTAATATTAGCGGAACTAATATAATATTTAATACAGTTCCAGCTAACGGGGCTGCAATAGTGGTTATAGCTACACCAGAAGACTTTTATAAATTAGGCACAGTTATATATAAAGACAGTACAGAAGCTCAACTGGTACAACGAAATGAGCTTTTGTATATAAATACTACGCCTTTAATTGCGCCTACAACTACATATCCAATATACTTATACGAAAATCATAAATTATATTTATATCCACAAGCTATTACATCGGATATAACAGTAAGTTATTTGAGAAAACCTTCTGATGTTATTTGGAATTTTATTATTCCCACCGGCCAAAACTATTATCAATACAATCCTACAAATTCTATAGATTTTGAATTGTCAAAAACCGAACAAACTAATATAATATTAAAAATATTACTTTATTCGGGTATTGTTATTAGGGATCCTTCGGTTATTCAAGTAGCCTCACAACAAGTTCAACAAGAAGTACAACGCTCAACACTATAAGATATGCCTAAACCAAATGGAGGTTTAATAACCGAAACTAATGCCCAGTATTACGCTGGAGCCCAAAAATTTATATCTGATGGTACTGGGATATTTACAACTACGTTTAACACAGATTTAGTATTTGCTTCTTCTGATCCAGCTTCTGTTGATTATACTTTAAATAATTTTGTTCTTTACACTAGCGCAACTAATATGCCGGGATCTTATACCCGATATATATTAACTTTTACAGTTTTAGAAAACACTATAACTATAGCAGCGCCACCAGCTGCAGGGGTTTATGTAGTAGTGCAATTAAAATCAATGGATGGCGGAAGTTATGGTAATAACGAAGCTATAGGTACAGCTGTACAAGAAAATTATGGTGAATACGGATATACTTCTTTAAACGACGTAATCAATGGGTTTATAGCTACTTATGTAGGCGAGCACAAATTGATACCAGATGTTAAAAGAACTGACGTTATATTTCATGCTAAAAGAGGATTACAAGAATTTAGTTATGATACTTTAAAAAGTATAAAATCTCAAGAGTTAACTATTCCTGCAAGCTTAAGTGTTATAATTCCTCAGGACTATGTTAATTACGTTGCATTAAGTTATATTGATTCTCAAGGAACAAAACATCCTATTTATCCCGCTAATAATTTAACTATAGCTCCTTATGAAGTTCCATTACAAGATGAGCCTCAAGGAGACCCAGTTCAAGATAACTTTGGGGATAACTTAGAAGGATCCTCTCAAACATTAGAACGATGGGGAGATGCTAATGATAATTTACTTAACGGCAATATTACTGTAGAAGACTATTGGTCTTATGCTGGGTGGCTTACAGGCAACCCTTTTTATGGGCAAAGATACGGAAACAATCCTCAATACACTCAAAGAAACGGTTGGTTTAATATGAATGAAAGAGATGGTACAATAGCCTTTTCTTCTAATTTAATTGATCGATTAATAGTACTTGAATATATTTCAGACGGTTTAGCTTATGAATTAGACGCAAGAATACCTAAAATGGCGGAGGATGCTTTATATGCACATATATTATATTCTATATTAGCATCTAGAATTAATCAGCCTGAGTACATAGTGCAAAGATTAAAAAGAGATAGATCAGCTAAACTGAGAAATGCGAAAATAAGATTATCAAATATTAAGCTTGAAGAAATAGTTCAAGTAATGCGAGGCAAATCTAAATGGATTAAATCATAATTAAATGGCTCAACAAATAAAAAACACATTTCTAAAGTCTAAGATGAATAAAGATCTTGACGATAGAATATTGCCTAACGGCGAATATAGAGATGCTCGGAATATATCTGTTGGTAGGTCCGAAGATGACGATGTTGGTGCCTTAGAAAATATAATAGGTAATGCATTAATAAGCACCACAGATATAGGGGCGGGTTTCACTATTATAGGAATTAAACAAAGCAATTCCACTGATCAGTTGTTTGTTTTTTTAACAGACTATACAGATCCTGACCCATCCAATCCAACAGATGCTCCCGCAGGAACAAATCATTATATATACGTTTATAATAATATTACTCAAGAATACAGAGCTTTAGTTAGAGGGGAATTTTTAAATTTTTCTACTACTAATCGTATAATAGGAATAAATTTAATTGAAAATTTATTATTTTGGACTGATAATAGAAATCAGCCTAGAAAAATTAACATTAATTTAGCTACTACAGCGGAATAATATAATAAAATTATGGGAGGTCAAGCAGCCGAAGATTATTACACGCAGGAACACCAAATATCTGTAGCCAAATATAGCCCTTATCAAGCAATAAAATTATACAATAGAATAAACTTGGTAACAACAGGCGGTGGAACCATATACTTTAGTTTAGCAGGGGATGTTGAAGCTTCTATAACTCCTTTTGTCGGGGCTACTGTAGTTTCTGCTGAGCAAACTCCTAGTATAACAGGCTTAGATCATATAAAAGTTACTGGAGTTCAATATGTTAGTGCATTTAATGAAACAAGAGTAAACGTCTCCCCATCTTTTTCCGCAGCGCTAATTGCTAATACTTATGTTTCTTTAATTATGTCTACAATGACAAACAAAACAGGCGACGACACATGGCCTGGAGATCCAGATTATTTGGAAGATAAGTTTGTTAGATTTAGTTATAGATTTAAGTACGACGACAATGAATATTCTTTAATGGCTCCATTTACTCAAATTGCGTACATTCCTAAGCAAGATGGATATTTTTTAAATGGAGATGAAGATGCAGCTTATCAATCTACCATTGTTTCTTTTATGGAAAATCAAGTTCAGAATATAGGGTTAGTTATTCCATTGCCTACTAGTGCGAGTAGAATAGCTAATGATTACAAAATAAAAGAAGTAGAAATACTATTTAGAGAAAGTGATGCTGTAGCCGTTAAAGTTTTAGAAAGTATTTCAGCAGGAACAATAGCCGGGTCTAGCGGAATTAATAATTATTATACTTATGATTATCAATCTCGTAAACCTTATAAAACTCTGCCCGAA